TTACTTATGTTTCTTCTTTTTTATTTTCAACTTATTTTTAGAGTCTAGAAGTTTTTCTTCAGACTGGGTAAGTTTGATGTTGTTATCAGTAGAAGCATTCATGAGTTTTGTTATCTTATCAATAAGTCCAGGAGAATTAATGTTAATTTGTCCGGATGCAATATTGAATATATTAAATGAAAATTTAACATGAGCACCATTTAAGAAAATAGATAATGCGGACAGTGCTATAAATGCAGAGGTTGCACCAGTTATTATTTCTACAGGACCGGGTGAATTTATGGATGCTTTTATAGATAATTCGCTTTTATTAACTTCAAATCCAGAAATTTCACTATAACAGTCAAGAAAATAAAATATGTTATTTATGAATTCATAAAAGTCATATATGGAAATATTGTCACTCTTAGTAATGTTGTAAATAGAATGTAATTCACCATTACGATAATATAAATCATAAATACTTCTATTGATAAAAGCAGAGTATGGATTCGCATTAACTATAGTTCCATAGGTGTATATAATAGGCTTTAACAGAGGATCTAAAGAAGAACGCTCTAAAGGAGCATCATTAATCCAAGCTACATTACGTCTTTTCAAATAGCCTACATTAATACCTTCAAAGTTGGCATTAAACTGTTCTTCAGCAGTAGGTTCATAAATATATGCATCACTTGTTATAATGCCAAAAGCAATTCTTTCGCAATTAGCTCCGGGAATTAATACATAATCGCCAGGTTTCATGTCAGAAACAAAATGAATAAGTTGAGATGCAGTTGAGCCAGGCTTAGCATCATCAGGATAAATTTCTTTTACAATGTTTTTTAAAGTATCAAATTGTTTAGGAGTTATAAGAGAAAAGTCATTTATGTCATCCCAACCAATTGCTATATAGTTTCCAAAATAAAAATTTTCGAAATTTGCACCTCCGGATGTTCGCAGAAACCAGTAATTAACATCTTCGTCAATTATAGGAATATCAGCGTTAGATAAAATAGCTTTAATATCGTTTTCATTAATGTTGTTGTTCATAGATCCTCCTTTTATTAAATTCTTTAACAAAGTTGCATTATGAGTTATGCAAATTGACAAAGGACAAGATAGCTTGTTTATTTTATGTTTTGTTAATCTTAACAAAACATATTCGTGACTTCACGAAATTGTCTGGATTTTATACTCTTCGGAGTACAGGTTACATCGCCTTGGTGTTGGTAGCTGCAGGGCGGTTTTTAATTTGCGCCGGCGCAAAACTATGGATTTAAAATTGTTTAATTAGTTATATCAGAGGATTTTCCAGAGTAAATTGTAGCTCCGGAGTCTGCATTTACATAATCAACAGATATAACAGGGGATAAATTATTAAATGCATTGTACATTCCTCCATATATGTAAAGCTGGATACTGAGAAATTGTTCCTCGAACGAAAGCTCTGTACTGGCTGTGGTAACAGTAAATTTGGTATAATCGTCATTGGCTTCGACTTTAGTTACATTTGGATAGTCGGTAGAGTTAGGAATTTTATTAAGTTCATCTGCGATAGAATCCTTAAGCGTGTTCAACATCTCCTTGTGTTGAGATTTACTCATGACATATGTAACACTTCCATCTTTGTTCAGTGTGGCAGATTTAAAAGTTCCTTCCTTGGCTTGTTTATTGAGCTCCTTTTGAGTTGTGCCTTCAACATATTCTGCAGGAATTGTTAATGCAACATTGAACAAACCGCTACTTGATATGAGCTGATAGCTTTCATTTGTATCAGGATCCTTTATTACAACTTCAAGTCTGCCTGATTGAATAGCCCATCTGAAAACAATGACTGCTATTAAAATTAGTAATAAGAAGAATATGGACATAAAAAGAGGTGCTTTACTATGTCGTTTTTTTGAGTGTTTTTTCTTATTAGCAGATTTATGTGCCTTTGTTGTTGACGGAGCAGTAATACCTTTAACCAGAGGATTACCGCAGGAAGAGCAGAATGTACTTCCTGCCTGGTTAAGAACTCCGCAGTTGCTACAGACTATCATATCTTCATTTCTTATAGGAAAACCACAGTATATACATTTGTCTGACTGATTAGAAATATCTTTTCCACATTCAGGGCATTTAATCATTGCCATATAAATTCCTCCTTAAACTTATGCTATTCATCATGTGATTTGCTTAATTCATCCATTAAACCTGACGTTATTATACCGGCCGGTAAGGCTACAACAGCAATTCCTAGGAAAGATGAAATCATAGTAATAATTTTTATTTTTTCTTTTGCAGCAGTTTCTGTTCACGCTCGAGCTGTTTGATACTTTTATCTGGTGTAGGTAAGTCTTCTGGCATTGTGCCACCTAATCGCTTAATGGTATCACGGACTTCCTTGCCAACAGCATAGTGAGTCTGATTTGCATTTTCTTTGCCTTTTACCTGCTCTCTGCGGAGCTTTGCCTCTGTCTGTGTTGCACGGAAGAGATTGGCGGCAAGTTCTTCATGACCCATATAGTCTAATATGTCATCATTCTTGCCTAACTGCTTATGAGCTTTAATATCCTTAGCGGTCATACCACCATAAAGCCCCTTGTAACCACTATTTTGAAATATTGCATAATCAATACCACTTTGCACACCGGCATCCTTGGCAGCGGCTACAAGAAGCTTGTTATGTTCTTTCATTTCTTTGCGGATGGCCAAACGCTTCTGATCCTCGTTGAGATTATCGTAGTTATCAATAAGTTCCTGCTGACGCGTTTTGACAGCAAAGTATGATTGACCAAGTGCGATTACCTTTTTTCGCGGATCTCCATTCTGCACTATAAGATAGCAGGCATAACGGGATAGGGCAATATCGTCAACTGTCTTAAATCCACCGTTAGGCATTGGTGATGTTTTGTTGACGTCAACAAAACATTGTCTCCTTGTTGATAATGGTGTTTGTGGTGAACTCATTATACTTCTTTTGGGAGGTCAATGCTCTTTTTATTTGCAAACCTTCAATAAATCAAGGTTTTAAAAGAATTTTAGAACAATAAAATGGGTAGTTTTTGACACTACCAATAATAAAAGAGAGGCAGTAATATGGAGAACACAGAACTGACAGCACTGGTATCAGAGATGAGGGCAGAATTCCAGATTCCGCCATATTACGAAGACAGTCAGCTTGCAAATCTTGCAAGAGAGGGTGAATGTACAGTCGGGAGCTTAAATCCCGGCTGCAATATCACAACAGATCTGACATACAGGATGCTGCTTAAAAATTACATGTATTATGCATATCATCATAGAGTCAGTGAGTTTATGGATAATTATTCAAGTATGATTTTAACGTGGCAGATGGAAACGGAGGTGGAAGCGGATGGCAATGCCTGAATATACAGATGGTGTGCTGGAACTTCTCAGGATAGAGGAGGATTGTTCACAAGACTTTCCGGTGGAAAAAGTAAGATCTACCGGGATGCATATCTGGTACAGGGAGCTTTCTGTATTTGATACAACACGAGCTAAGCTGTCGGCAGATGGAATAGAGGTTACAATGAAAATCAGTATTCCACAGTATAAGCAGGTCAACAGCAAGTGTATCTGTGTAATAGATGGCGCACAGCATGAGATATACAATGTGGCTCACGTGACCACTAAAGACGGTTTCAAAGAAACAGAACTGACACTTAAGACTCCGGCATATGACAGGGAGGTATATGATGACGAAACAGGAACTCAGTGAGATGTTACATGCCACTGGCTGTCCGGTCAATGAAGGAATATCTGATCTTGATAATGGAAAGAAGTTTCCGAGAATTGATTATTGGGAAATAGCATGGGATGATGTGATGGCATCAGGTGACAACTATGAAGATAAAATCACATGGCAGGTGAGCTTTTATTCTCGCACACCAAGAAATGAAAAGCTGATAATGCTGAGAGATATGATGCGCAAAAAGGGACTACACCCAACTATCCTGCATGAATTTATTACAGACGATAAAATTTGGCATTCGTATTTCTCGCTGGAGACAATGAATGAATGATATTACATTTGAAGATTCCGGAATGGAAGAATTTCAGGATATGCTTGGAAGCTATCTTTCAAAAGTGGACGAAAAAAGCGCTCTGGATGCAATAGAGGAGGGAGCAAAGGAGTTTGTTAACGACCTGCTGCGCTTGCCGAAGCCAAGAAGAAAGGTCACAGCTCCGGGATATACACATCTGGTTGACTCATTTAGCTATAAGCGTGATAAGACAGGAATAGATGTGGGATGGGGCAAGTATTACGGACCGATGCTTGAGCACGGCACGAAAAAAATGAGCGCAAAAGCTCACTTGAAACCATTATTTGAACAGAACAAAGAAAGATACTATAAAAAGATGATAGCAGCATTGGATTTATAGAACAGGAGGCAATTATGGCAATTAAAACTAAAAGACCACCAATGAAGGAGACTGTAGGAGCTCAGTATCTGTGCTTCAATACAATGGATACAGATGGCAGGTGGACATCCACATTTGCGGAAGAGGTGGAGAAGACAGAAGTAGTTAAAAGTGTAAAAGTCACGGAAAATGGAGAGGCTTCTGATACATATGCTTCAGGTACAGTATATGACAGCGATATCTCCACGACATCAACGGATATTGAAGTTGAGGTCGTTGCTTTCCCAGCTGATACACTTGCAAAATTACGTGGTGACAATGTTGATGCGGATGGTCTTATTCTTTCAGGTGGAAACAGACCACGACCATATTTTGCTTATGGTAAGGTGGTCAAATTAAGAAAAGGCGGATATAGATACGACTGGTATCCAAAGTGCAAGCTAAGTGAGAACTCTGATGATATATCAACATCTGAGGAGAAGGCAAACGAGCAGACAGATACAATCAAAATCAAAGCATATCCATTCAATGAGGATGGAGACATTGTTGCAAGGGTAGAGAGTGCATCTGCACCGGAAGGACTCACAGAGGAAAAATTCTTTAGTAAGCCGGTACTTACAAAAGATGATCTTGTGGTAGCAGTTGGGAAAGTGAGTGGAAAGGTCTGATTAGATGAATAAAGGTAAGATGATAAGATTGACTGATGGAACGGTAATAGAGGCCAAAATGAATTTTGGAACTATTTATTATCTTGATCAGATAGGTGGTTCAAAGCTTGGACGGAGAATAGACAAACTTGAAAAGATTGGAAAAGCAACAGACAGCGACAAGATGAATTTTGCAGCGAAGCTTATCTATGCAATGGTAAGAAGCAATGGGAGAAAAGTGACATTTGATGAAGCACTTCAGCTTGTGCCACCGGATCCAACAGAACTTCTTGAAGTTGTAGAGGTTTATCAGAAAGAAGTTGACAAAATTAAAAAAAAAGAGGAATCGAAAGCACAGATGAAAGCATTCAGCTCGAGATAAATTGGGCTGAATATATGGTTGATGCGAGAGAGATGGGAATGACAGAGGACGAGTTCTTCCATTCATGTCCCGTCTTTTTTTGCGAACAATACGAGATATTCTGTGAGAAGAAAGCGAGGATGGTGAGAACGTTATATGGCGGATGAACTGAAGAGAGTTGGATTAGTGTTTAAGGCAGATGGTGCAGCAGACTTTCAAAAGACGATGCAGCAGGTAAATACAGCCGTTCAGGAAAATAGTAATTCGTTTAAACTTGCAAAAGCGGCATGGGATGACAGCACTACTGCAGTTGAAAAGTTAAAAGACCGTCAGGAATATCTGGCAAAACAGACGGACGTTTATTCTGATAAGGTGGAAATTCTGAAGCGTGAGCTTGAAGAAATGAAATCTGCAGAAAACAGAAATGAGGATGCAATCCGAAAGAAGCAGAACCAGCTTACAAGCGCACAGATTAGTTTAACAAAATATCAGAAAGGCCTTGCTGAAGTAACAGAAGAACTTGAGAGCGGGGCAGCAGAAAGTAAGGAACAAATTAGGAAATTATCTGATAAAATTGCAGAGTCTACAGATAAAATTAAGGCGAATGAGATTGAAATCGAAGCTCTTAAATCGAAATATGACGATCATATAAAGTCGATTGTAAAATATAAAGATGAACAGAAGTATCTTTCAAATCAAACAGAGAATTACGAAAGAATACTTGAATCATTAAAAAAACAATTGGATATTCTTAAATCTGCTGAAAATAAAGATGAAAAAGCAATTCAGGACAAAAAGAACGAGATAAATGAAACTACTACAAAACTTAATGGTTACAAAAGTAAGCTGGAAGATGTTGAGCAAAAGCTGAAAAGCGGAGCAGCTGTAACGGAAGGTTATGCTGAAAAAGTACAGGCTTTTGGAAATAAAGCAAAAGAGACAGGGGATAAGTTTAGTGGAATATCAACGGCGGCAGCAGGCATAGTAGCGGCAACAGCAGCTACAGTACCTGCAACAGCAGAATATCGTAAAATTATGGGATCGCTTGAGGTGTCGAGCCAAAATGCAGGGTACACAGCAGAACAAACAGCGGAAAGTTATAGAACCTTATATGGTGTGCTTGCAGATGATCAGACAGCTGCAACAACTACGGCCAATCTTCAGGCGTTAGGTTTGTCACAAGAAGAATTAAGCACGGTAATTGAGGGGACGATTGGTGCATGGGCAACTTACGGGGATAGTATTCCCATTGATGGACTTGCAGAATCAATCAATGAGACTGTGAAAACAAGTACTGTTACGGGGACTTTTGCGGATATGCTCAATTGGGCGGGAACTTCAGAGGATGCATTTAATGAAAAGCTTGCAGCTTGCGGAAGCGAAAGTGAGAGAGTAAACCTGGTCATGCAGGAAATGGCGAATCAGGGTCTCGTAGATGCAGGAAAAAAATGGCAGGAAAACAATAAGAATTTGGTAGACGGAAATAAGGCAACAGCAGATTTCCAACAGGCAACAGCTGAGCTTGCGGATACAGTTGCACCGCTGATTACCAAAATTACAGAATTGGTTGCCGGATTGATTGAAGAGTTTAATCAGCTCTCCCCGGAAGGACAGAGATTGATTGCCGGATGCGTATTGGTAGTGGCAGCAGTTGGCCCTGTGTTTTCTATCATAAGCAAGGTAGCAGGAGGGGTTTCATCACTAATTGGCATTATATCTAAAATTGCACCTGTATTGGGACCTATAAAAACTGGTTTTGCAGCAGTAAATGCAGTCATGGCCGCTAATCCAATACTTATAATTATTGCGGCAGTTGCAGCACTTATAGCTATTTTTGTGACACTTTATAATAAGTGCGAATGGTTCAGGGATGGTGTAAATGCCATATTCGGAGCTGTAGCCGATTTTATCAAGGGAGCTATTGATAAGATTAAAGGATTCTTCGATTTTGATTGGAAATTACCAAAAATAAAGTTGCCTCATTTTAAAGCGAGTGGAGAGTGGTCACTTTCCCCACTTAAGGTACCTAAAATTTCTGTAGATTGGTATGCAAATGGAGGAATCCTGAATAGTCCGACCATATTTGGTGCAAATGGAGATTCCCTGATGGGAGGGGGAGAGGCTGGAAAAGAGGCGGTACTTCCAATTAAACTGTTAAAGGACTACATCAGAGAAGAAAATGATGCAAATAATGCAACATTGGCCGCAATGATCGTTGAAGCATTCAAATCAATATCAATGACTGCGGAGAATAACATTTATATTGGAGATAAGAAGTCGATCACATTACTTACAAATCTCGTTCTTAAGCAGATGGCAAATAAGACATTAGCAACACAGGGGGCGAAAGGAAAATAATGCAGGACATACAATACAATGACATAAGAGGCTCTTCGCTTCAGATTTTTGCCCGGGAGTTGATATCTATTCCTGCCGCTCAGCCGAATATGGAAGAGGTAAAACTATCAGGGCGGGATGGAACCATATACAAGTTTAATGGTACATATGCAGCAACACCAATAAAGATACCATTTAATTATATCGGAGCAGTAGACAGGTGGAATGATCGCTGGAGAATGGCAAAACAGTGGCTGTCAGAAAGAAATGCAAAACTTATTATATCTGATGATGCAGGCTTTTTTTATAAAATAACCTATGTTGAATTAGATGATAATGAGAGGACATCTGAGCGGATAGGCAATTTTACAGCGATATTTCACACACTGGATGGGCTCCAATATTCCGTAGATGGTGCAATGGAATATGACATAGAAGATGTTTGCTGGAATCCTTATATAGAGTGTCATCCGACATATAAGATCGCAGCAGAAGGTATGTGTACGCTTAAGATCAATGGAAAAACGATGACTGCTAATGTTGGTCAAAATCTGACCATAGATACAGATCGGATGATCGCGTATCGCGAGGATGGTACTTTGAATAATACCAAAGTGTCAGGAAATTATGAAGATATGTATCTACAGCCGGGAAACAACAAGATTGAATTTTACGGAGGAAATCTGAAAGTGATACCTAATTGGAGGTGCTTATGATCCAGATATATAACATTGAAAATACAAACTTTGATCAGAACGGAGATATGTCATTATTTCCTTCAAGTGCATCCGTTCATGCCGTATTGAATGGAATATGGGAGGTAACGCTTGAACATCCAAAGGATTCAGAAGACCGCTGGAAGTATATTAAAGAGGGAGCAGTTGTTAAGATGCCTTCCTTTAATGGAGAGCAGCTTTTCAGAATAACTCATAAGGAAAAAAGTGATTCAGGAATATCTGCTGATCTGCAGCCTATATTTATGGATGCGGCAGATGATTGTTTCCTTTTGGATGTCCGTCCAACTGACAAAACAGGGCAGCAGGCTCTTGATATCATGACTGCACCGAATAAAAAGTATACAGCCGAAACAGATATTACATCGACTGGAACTGCATATTACCAAAATAAAAATCTCATCGAAGCAATCAATGGTGACGATGAGAATTCTTTTGTTAAGAGATGGGGCGGTGAAATCGTATATGATAATTACAAAGCGATAATAAATCGTCATGCTGGCAGCGACAGAGGTGTTGAGATCCTTTACGGAAAAAACATTGCTGAGAACGGAATGAAAGAGGAGGTTGACCTAAGAAATGTGGTTACCCGGATCATTCCACAGGCATATAACGGATATCAGATAGATGGGGATGCTCCTTGGGTTGATTCCCCTCTTATAGACAAATATCCAACAGTCAAATATTCAACAATGAAATTTGAAGATGTAAAAATGAGAGCTGATGCACAGGAAGATGATGAATCGAAAGGTGTGATCATATGCGATACACCGGCACAACTGGAGGCTGCACTTAGAAAACGCTGTCAGGAACAGTGGGAAGCGGGGGCAGACAAGCCTCAAGTAACTATATCTGTGGATATGGTAATGATTGAGGATACAGAGCTGTATGCCGATGTCAAGGGGCTTGTAGAAGTGTCTCTTGGTGATACCGTACATTGTAGAAACAATAATCTTGATATAGTTACAGATGCAAGAGTTACGGAATTAGAGTGGGATTGTGTGAATGACCGCATATTATCTGTATCGCTGGGCGATTATCAATTTGATTACATATCAAATCAGGTCAGTATTAATAACCGAATTGAGAGCGCAATCAGAGAAGATGGATCTGTGATCGGCTCTCAGGTGCAGGGAATACTGGATGCAGTGAAAACACAGTTTCATGCACTACGTGATGTAGCTCAAAAGCAGGATGTACGAGCCATGCTTTTTGAGGATTTAAACCCTGATTCACCTACGTTCGGAGCTATGTGCCTTGGATCAATGGGATTTGAGATTGCATCCAAAAGGACCGCTGATGGAAAAGACTGGATATGGAGTACATTCGGAACCGGGAAAGGCTTTTTTGCCGACTATATTATAGCCGGAACCATGCTGGCAGACAGGATATATGGAGGAACATTGACCATTGGCGGAATAGACAACATAGCAGGCATTATAAAAGTATTAGATGGTAATGGAGCTATCCTAACTATCATGGATAAAGATGGAATACTGACAAATGGTAAATACACTTGTGGAAGTGATGAATTTGGCCGAAGAGTAGAGATCTCAGAGGGGGAGATGAAGATCATGGACAAAAGTGGTAATACTGTCGGGAGAATTTTTGCAGTAAGTAATGAAATTTTTAAAATCGGTACTGAAAATGCATTATTTAGAATGTTTAAGACTGGCGAGGTATATGTTGATTGCCAGTCATTCGGTGTAAACGGATATAACGGATTTACCGGAACAGTAGAGTATTCGGATGGAACTTATGAGAATTATGTTGGAGGCCTGCTTATAGGAGGAAAATCGAAAGAGGGTGCTTATCCATGATTAGTAATAATAAATATTTGACGCAGGGAGAGATGGAGAGCAATGCCAAAGAAATTTATACATATCTAAGTGATAAAGGCTGGACAATCAATGCAATCTCAGGCCTGCTTGGAAATATGCAGAGAGAATCAACCATTAATCCTGGATTGTGGCAAAGCCTTAAAGAGGGCAACTATTCCGGTGGCTATGGACTGGTGCAGTGGACTCCGGCAACCAAATATACAAATTGGGCAAAGGCTAACGGATACGATATAGGAGATGGAACAGTACAGTTATATTGGATTGATCAGTTATCAGAATCTACAGGTGAATGGATTAAAACATCTGCGTATAATCTGACATGGTCTCAATTTAAAACAAGTACAGAGACACCGGAGTATCTTGCTTCAGCTTACCTCAAGAACTTTGAGAGAGCCGGTGTGGAAGAGGAAGAAGCACGAAGACAATATGCGAGATCCTGGTATGATTTCCTTGAGTCAGGTGTAGAACCGGCTGGAAGATATATAGTTAGATTTATTCCTGCATAGGAAAGGAGATATTTGAATGCAGACTATCAAAAGAGACATATATGTTACAAAGAATGTGCTTCAGGCTCCAATAGAGGTAACTGAGGGCACAAATTCAATCGCATTAGAGTTTGATATAAAGGATTACACTATTCCGGGTACAGCGGCAGCAGTTGTGTACAGTATGTGTACAAGCACTATGGCTGAGCCTAATAAAGCCTTGGCAGAAGTGGATGGAAATACGATTACGATTATTCCTTCTGAGTCATTTTTTCATACAGGGCAGAATGTTATGCAGATCAGAGTGATAGATGGTGACAGTAAGCTGATATCGTTCAACATAATTGTTAAATGTACTGGAAAAATGAGATTTGGTGATGAAGAAGAGGAAAAGCAGACTACACTTGTGGAACAATTGTTAAAAAGATTTGGCAACTACGAAGCAGAGCTTAAGGATGTGAGAAAAGGATTTGCAGGAGAGTCATACGATACAGCGGGGGAGGCTGTTAGAAAACAAATTGAAAGTGTCAATCAAAAAGTAGATAAAATAGAAACTATAAGTACCAAGGAAATTGATGCAATATAAGTTTTGAGACAAGAGGTGAAGTATGAGAAGAGGAACAACTCCAACAATCAAAATAAAATTAAAAGGTTGTGATATAAATAATTTGGAAAAAATATATGTAACCTTTAAACAGGGAAAATATGAGTTTGAGAAGTCCATGGATCAATTGAATACTTCGGATGAAACATTATTTATTAAATTATCTCAAGATGAAACACTGCAGCTTGATGCTATGAAGAATGTATTGATACAGGTCAGGGCAAAGACAAAAGATGAAAATGTAATTGCAAGCAATATCAAGTCAGTACCAGTTGAAGATATATTGAAAGAGGGGATGATATGACAGAAATTGAACTTGAAATGGAAAATGATACTGAATTAAGAATTGAATGTGAGCAAATATACATAATGGATGATTATGAACAGCTAAAAAACAAACCCCGCTTGAATGGAAAAGAAATATCAGGAGATATGTATGAGACAGATCCAACCATACCAGAATGGGCTAAAGCACAAAACAAACCATCATACACCCCGGAGGAGGTGAATGCAGTTAATAATGATAATGCTATTACCATTGAAGAAATAGAGGCTATATTTAATGGACTTTAGATAACAGAAAGGAGAACTATGGAAAATAAATATTTAAATCTTACAGGTGCGGTATACATCATTAGTAAAATTAAAACTCTATTGGGAGATAAAAGTGATAAAGGACACACACATTCAAAGGAAGAAATCGGATTAGGCAATGTTGAAAACAAATCATCACAAACTATCAGAGGAGAGCTTACAAGTGATAATGTAATAAAAGCACTTGGATATACACCACCGAAAGAAAATACAACGTATGCTGTTATGAAAGGTGCAACAGCTTCAGCAGCTGGAACGTCAGGATTGGTACCTGCACCGGCAGCTGGCGATCAGGGAAAGTATTTACGAGGGGATGGTACATATGGAACACCGACAAATACAACTTATTCTGATGCAACACAGACTGCACATGGTCTTATGTCAGTAAGTGATAAGAAAAAGCTTGATGGAATAGCGGAAGGTGCAAATAAGACAATAGTAGATAGTGAACTGAGTAGCACTTCAACAAACCCGGTACAAAACAAGGCAGTACAGGCTGAGCTAACTAAGAAAGCACCTATAGCGAGTCCGTCTTTTACTGGTACACCTAAAGTGCCAACAGCATCAGCTGGTACAAATAATACTCAGGCCGCATCAACAGCATTTGTAACATCGGCCATTTCAACAGCGATGGCCGGTATTACTAAATTGGATTTTCAAGTAGTGCAGACATTGCCATCAACAGGCGTTAAGGGAACGTTTTATTTAATTGCCAATTCTGGAAGTGGACAGAATGTGTATGATGAATATTTATGGATCAACAATAAGTATGAAAAATTAGGTACAAGAGAAATTGATCTAAGCAGCTATATAAAGCAGTCAGATATGGTTGCAATAACCAATAGTGAGATAGATGCGGCATTTGCATAGAAAGAAGGAGAAAAAATGGCAAAATATTTGGACCTTACAGGATTAAAGTATTTTATCACAAAGAGGATAGGAAAAACGGACATATCCAAGATAGGGGATGGAACGTGTACTGGAGCTATAAGTGCATTAAACCAGAGTTTAGGTGATCTTTCAAATAAGCAAGATTGGAAAAAAATCGGAGAATTTGGAGATGTTAATGAGCATGTAATATCCAATATTAAAAATTATCAAGAATTAAGAGTAAATTTTATGCTTTATTATTCAGGCGGGGGGTCATATATTACAAGAGATTACGTTTTCCCAGTATCAGAATCTAAGAATCTTGAATTCTTATTTTTAGACGGAAATTACTATGATAGTAATAATTACACTTCATGGTGTATAGTCTACAATACAGCAAAAAATAGTATTCAAAACAGACCTTCGTGGCTTCGTAGCGTAATATCTGGTAAAGATACAACTTGTCAGTGCATTTACAGGGTTTATGGTAGATAAAATTAAAGTTTTAAAAATAAAAAATCTAAAGTTAAAACTTGATTATATGAAGTATCAGCTACAACACAAATTATTATACAAAAAGACATACCGTATACTTGGTTTGAAGTGTTTGCACAATTATTGACAACATTAACTCTGGTTAGGGAGCGAGATAGAAAATATAAAATTTAATATGTAACTAACAAATAGAGCCTAGGAGCCGACACCAAATGAGGTGCCGGCTCTTATAATATAAAGAAAGGGGCGCAAGCTTATGAACAACATTAACACAATTAAAGGACTGGTAACTGCAATAGCAGCATTCCTGTCAGCACTCTTAGGTACATTATATATCCCGGTATTACTCATGGTGCTTTGTAACATCATTGACTATATCACTGGATGTATGGCAGCAAGCAATCGGCCGGATGGAGGTATCAGCTCATATCGCAGTATCAGGGGAATCAAAAAGAAAGTAACAATGTGGTTACTTGTAGTAGTCGGAGCTGTATTAGATCAGCTTATTTTGTATGCTACGAATACGATTGGAATTAATATACCAATAAAATTTTTAGTTGCTTGTGTTGTGGCAATTTGGATCATATGTAATGAGATTATATCAATATTGGAAAATATGATAGATATAGGTATTGCAGTTCCAACATTTCTAATGCCATTGGTAAAAAATATCAAATCACAGACAGAACATATTGCAGATCAGAAAGAAAGCGAGGACAAATAA